TCGTTTAGTCCTGGTCATGAACTTTTGACTCGGTTTCGGGGTAAAAAGAAACAGGAAGGGTCGGGGGTGTCTTTGCGCTCTCAAAAAACCTACCCCCTTTGCGTGAATTGCACGAACTACATAACACTTGCAAGTTATTCATCGAGTCATTGCCACCAAGCGTGCGAGGCACTATGTGGTCAACGCTTAATCTTTCATCGCTACCGCATTGCTGACATACACCATCGCGCCTGATGACTTGCTCTCTTATCTTGCGCCACCTAGATGATGAACCTGTGTCTTTAAGACTGCTACTCAATGCCATCCCTTACGCTGCCAGTGTTTCCACGCTTTACACGCTGAACCTGAATACCTGTGCTCTAAGTATCTCATGTGCAACTGTATCTGTTCCATTGGGTTCATGTCTTTAGCAATGGGATTCTTAATCTGTAATAATCCATAGACTTTATGAGTTCCATTCAGATTACCAATGGCTTTGTAATTCCATGCGCTTTCTTTTCCTATAAGCAATCTAAGGCATTTGGCTTCATGCTTAGGCATTGTGGCTTTTATGTATTTCTTTGGATTGTATTTATATTGTTCTATTGAGCCCGTGTTTGCATGCACCATAGGGGCAAACAGAGTTATCCCGATAACGATTGCTACCGAGCGAACTAACCGCTTCACGGTTCGCTCTGAGCCCCTGGTGGGCTCTAGCCCTCTGAGTGTACTGGTCATGTCAAATCCATTTCTATTTGTGCAGGTCACGACGGCGTTTTGTATTTACGCGTTATCAGTTCGATAAAATCCCTTTCCTTTAAACACTAATCCAGGTGCAGAATAGATTCGATTTGCTTGAGCGCCACAATCCTGACATCGCACTAAATCGTGCTCCATAGGCAATTCCAACTCCATCTGTAAATTACATAATGGACATCTATATTCATAAGTTGGCATTATTTTCCTTTGGCTCACAGGTTTTGCATCTCCAATGCTTGACTTTCCATTGACCACAATTATCGCAACGAGTCATTGTTTTTTCCCAATCTATGTCACCTGATGGGATACGGTCATAATCTGCTTTTCTAAGTAACTCCACCAAATCACCCAAAGTCAACATGCAGACGAACTCCTCGACTGATGCTTCCCCTTGCCCATTGAGTCTGAAACACGCAAAACCTAACTCCCCAGTTTTGGCGGTGCGTGCTTTGATTTGGCGAAGTGTCCCTTTGATGTCAAGTGAGTTACGCGCCTTTATCTCAATGTCGAACGGAACATTAAGACAATCTTTGCCTTGACCTCGACCTACACTAGCGTTGGGCCACCATTGCTGCAAGTAGTTAGCAACCAAGCGTTCAGTCGCATAACCTCTATGCTTGCGGTGCTGGCTTGCCATTGACTGCGTGACACTTTAAGCATTGAAGGAAAACCTCATCATGTGAAACTGCAGTTATGGCTATTGGCTCATTACATAAATCGCAATAAATCACTATCTCTTGAGGTTCATCAAACTCGCCACCCATGACGGTTGCTTCACCATCGCTGAAAATAACCATTTCGCCCATTCAAAACATCATTCCTGTATCTATGGCACGCCAAACAGTTGCTGGGTTGCCATTTGAGTTGATTCGAGTAGTTCCCGAGTCAATGATTAAGCCATCTCGAAGTAATTTGACTCTTGATGGTCGTTGAGTATCACCGGACATGTGCAAGGCATCTTGCATTTCTTTATCAGTTGCTCCACGCAATCCTTGTCTAATTAGATATTCATAAACTGATAAACGAATCGAGCCAGTTTTTGGCATTACTCGATTAGCAGCCCAACGCGATGTGCCTCTTGCATCCTTCGCAATATAAACATGATTTTCCATCATGCACGCTTCTTTTGAGCACGCCAGGAGCCATCAGGTGCGATTTCGTACCAAATGACATCCTCACCCTTTGGACAACGATTCATTTCGCCTGTTGCTGCTGCAATGCACTTAAAATGACCCCACGGCTTATTAGCCTTCGTCATTCCATGCGCCCAGTGCATTTCACCATGAGGACATCTAGGGACATCTTTGTCAGTCGTACCGCCTATAATGTCTTTAACGATTGAAACCGCTTCGGCTGATGTTTTTGGCATTTCAACATTTTTAATTGTCCAGGGGTCATCTTCTTTTTCGACTGGGACATATTCAGCAGCAGGTTTTGCCATTCCGCTACGAGCAACTTTAATCATTTCTTCTTTGGATGGCCTTTTGCCTTTAGTTGCATAACCTGCATTTGCAAGCGCACGACCGATTGCGCTAGTTTCACAGTTTTCCAACGCGCTAGTAGCATTAACCCCTCGACTGCTAACGCTCTCCTCCGCGAGTCCTGAGGAAAACGGCACGCTATCCGCGTAAGTACGATAAAGCCATGCTTTAACAATAAATCGGTCACTTTGGAAAGAAATAAGTTCTGTTTCAATGCGCCCATCAGGATAATCCTCCCAAAATGTTGTTACCTTCGTTGGATTGCCTAGTCGTTTTTCAACTGGCTCATAATTGTCAAGATTAAACATAAAGTTCATCCTCCTCGGTCAAAAGTTCGCAAGCCATTGCAAGATAAGCGCAAGCATCAACATAGTGGTCAATTATTTTGGGACTTTCTTGAATTCGTGAGAGTTTGACTTCGACCATTGCAAGACATGCTTCGTAGTCCTGGATTGGGAAACTGAATAAATTGGTAAGCCTTGCAGCGATGCGACCTTGATTAAGACGCGGTGAACCGTAGTAGTGCTGACGGTCCTGCATAATACCTTTGGACATGTCGAGGATTTCATTGGCTTTCATCGACCGACCTGCTCGTAATAATTTCTAACTGCCTTGCGACCATCAATATAACCATCGTCATAACCACATTCTTGACCCCAACGAAATGAGGCGTACAAAGCAATGCAAATTCCTACGACAGTAAGAATTGTTAATGAGTTCATTTTGCTCCCTTTGTAACTACTGGATTTCGTTACTAGATTAGGGTTGCACAAATTTAGCCGATTGTCTTGCATTTCTGATAACGAAATGGTAACAATTCTGTGTCGTCCATCGAATCATCAATAGTCCGATAAACAGGAAATATGTCCCGAATTAGGTTATCCATAAGTCTTGCCATAGACGGTAAACGAACCGTCTTTGTTGATTGGAATAAGCATAGGCGAAAGGTTTTTTCCATAGGTTTCTAGGATAGCCACGCTCATTTGCCAATTAGCCGCTCCAGCCTTCAAATAAGAGGCTTTGCGCTTATCCATGACATTACCTGCCTCGACACCCCAAAGAGTCCTATACGAGCCTCCTATGCCCTCAGAATAGGCACTTATACCTGCTCTGTGAGTGTGGCCACAAACGACCGATTTGCCAAATTTTTTAGCCAAACCTAATGCAGTCAAACCTGCGTTGGAGTTCATTGAACCTTCGTCCCCATGAACCAAAACCCAACCTGGGTGAAATTCAAAAGGCTTTTTATGGAAACGAATCCCGAGGGAAGCAAAATCCATAAATTTCGGATATTCAAGTTCGGGCAAACCTATGAGGGAAGGCGCTCCTCGAAGAAGTGTGTGATACAACCTATCCGTGTGATTGCTGCGAGTGATATCGCTTGTGCGAAGGTCCCAAAGAATCTGTTGAGCCAAACTTCTATCGGCATCGAGTTGACCCTCCCATTCCAGTCCAGTTCCCTTTGCCCATTTTGATTGGGCTTGCATGTCCAGTTCATCGCCTGTATTTAAAACTAAATCGAATTTCTCACGATTGACTAACTTAATTAGATTTTTAACGGCCGCTTCATGATGATAAGGAATTTGAAGGTCGCTGATAACTAAAATGCGAGATTTTGTAACGGTCATTCGTCCTCATCGTCGTACCAGTCAGGTTCAGGAATATTGGGGTTGATAGGAGTTGGGAGCAACCAATCGGGATAAGCGGATTTTTCCATAATCATTGACATGCAGATTGAGTCAGGAAATCCTGCTCGCTTCAGAGATTTGTAAAATTCATGTAACCCAATGCAGTAGGCGTCAAGTCTTGAATAGCCTTGTTCCTCTAGCGCCTTAGTTGCTTTCCTTGCCATGAGATAATTGTTACCTCTCTAGGATGCGAATAATCGTTTCAACACGCGCTTCAAGTGCAGTAATTTGGTCGCGCATGCTACTTCCTGAATTTGGCTTTAACTCGTTTAGGTAATGCTTTACTAACCATTTGACCGACCCAATAAATGAACCAATAACGCTCAGCGCAACAGTTACAACAACCGCTAAGTCTTGCGTGCTCATTACTTTTTTGGAGTGGCGTAACCAAAAACACCTGCTAGAACGGCCCAAAGGATTGCACGATAATCAACATCAAAATTAGATGCCGCCCATGCGGACAGAAATGCACCTGCAGTAAGGATGAGTGGATTTTTCATGTTCATTACTTATCTCCTATTAGTGGGATTTCTTTGTAAAACGAACCATCCATGTCCGCATCTTTGCGAAACGAGAAATGTGCATGTTTTGTGTGTTTGTTAATTCCGCGATATTTACGCCATTTCCAGTTAAGGATGGGTGAAGCAATTTTTTCGTCAAATATGATGTAACTAAGTCGTCCGTGTTTTTTGGCATATAATCGAACCTGGTCAACCAAGTCGGGCATGACATCGCGCCCTTTGGATAAATCACGAGAACAGTCCCAGGCGCGTACCCAGCCATTAGCATCCGCATTGTGGTCAGACTTACGAGCAGCATGCCTTGCATCTGAGTAAGGCCCTGAGTCCGAACTACGACCACGGTCGGGGAAGGCATCGTCAATTTGTTCTCTTAATTGAATAATTGACTTAGATAACTTTGGCTTCATTATCCGAGAATGGTTTTTAGTTCATCTTCGGTTAAGCCAAGACGAACCAATAGGGCAGTTTTATCTGCTTCGCCTTTTGCTTTCGCTGCATCTGCGGCTGCTTGCGCTACTTTGTCTGCTTCGTATTGTGCAAATTCAGCATCATTCATTTCGCGGTCAATTACCTCATCGGTTTCTGTGTTATGAATTCTTACCATTGGACGAGATGTTTTAGCCATTATTTAACTCCATAAAGTAGAACTGTTCCAGTTGAGAGATTGCCGCCGGTGTTTGCAAAAAGCAGGGAAGTAATTGCTGCTGTTGTTTTCAACCCACCAAAACCAAACGATGATGCATTTGATGCACCATTATAAACACCATGAAAACTAATTGGCTTTAATGTTGTACTTGATGTGTAATTTTCAATTTGATAAACCCAAGAATTTGAACTGTTTGTGCGTACAACATTGCCACTGTTGCTCAAAATTGATGCAGAATCACTTTCTTTGTAAGCAGACGGAGTTGAAGTTACTCCAGAAAAATTTCCTTCATTTACTGCATTTGGTCGAACATAAAAAACACCATCGGCGGTTGCATTTGTTACGCCATAAACTAAAAGGTATAGGGAAAGGTAAGATTGTGAGATGCTTGAAATTGTTGTACTAGCACCACTCAAGGTTGTTGTACTAAGTAAAGTCATTGAATTATTAGTTGCGTTTGCCCATGACGGCACTCCAGCCGCAACTGTTAAAACCTGTCCAGTCGAACCAATGCCTAAACGAGCCTTTGCGGTTCCCGATGTGTAATAATCCAAGTCACCTGATGTTGTTCCCGGACTTAACGCTTTAACGGTTGTATCAACCGAACTTCCAAGCGTGCGAATTGCAGCAGCGCCATCTTTGACGAGTGCGGTGTCATCGGGTGTTGTCCACCCGTAGTTGGTCGTTGTTGCCATTGTTCTCCTATTGTCAGGCTACTATTGTAGCGTTAATCCATTGCAGCGTTGGGTTAAGCGTGTTCCATTTTTCGGTAATTGGGACATCGCTCCACTTCATTGCCTGAAGGCTAAACGCAACAGGCGAAAGATTAAGAGTCACCGAAAGTTTGTTAAATCCTGCGTTGAAAGTCCAACCCTCAACAAACCCTTGAAATCTGCCCCCAGTCATGTTTGCAGGTAAGTCTGTGATGTCTAATGCCTCGCCCATAAAAACATTGATTAGTCGGTCGCGGTCAGCATTATCTATTTCAGGGTTGGTCAATTCAAAGGTAATGGACTTGAACAGGCTTTGCGGATAGGCGCGAAGCGAAAGATAGAAGTTTGCTTGAGCAGTAGCATCTGACCCATTATGTAATGAGGTAAGGATGTTTTGAGCCTGAATGCCATAAAGAGCGATTGAGGCTGCATCGGATGCCGAGTGTTGGGCATTGTTTCGATAGGTAATCGTTACCGAATTGCGGATGTCACCGAGTTTGCGAGAAGTTGCCACGCCCTGAGAAAGAGCATGATGTCCAGTGAGTTCGAGGTATCCATTAGCGGCTAAATATTGGCTCCTGTGAGTTGAGTCTGCGTATCCGATGCGCCCTTGAGCATCCTCATATATATAACCAAGCCCCGAGGTCGCAAGACTTGCAATAAGCGAATAA